ATTTTCATAATTTGAACCATAACCACCGTAAACTTTTGTGTCTACTCGTCTTGGCTTTAAAGGCTAAGTTGCTTTTAAAACTCTTAAGTTATCAGATGTCTATTGACTTGAATCATAGACATTATAACTCATATTAATATATTGACTAATTGCCTTATTTATAAAATGATTATAATCTTCAAGGAGTAGACTAGGAGCTTGAACTTTGTTTAACTCCGTCAACGCTCCTAGTAATAATTTACGAGCAGTAGTCATATATTTTATTCTTTAGTTTTAGTCTTTTTATTACTATCTTCTTTAGCTGCCTCAAGTTCAGGATAAGTATCTCTTTTAATAAGTTCGAGTATCTTCTTATTTTTAGGATCTTTCAAATATGCAAGTACTGCATCTTCAGTAATTCCAAGAACTATATCATCTGCATAAACGTAAACCTTATTTTTAATATTGATAATATGCTTTTCTCGGGCTTCAATAATAAGCAAACGAATACCAGTATCTGAACCAGCATATACATCAATAATTCTTTGAGGATCACGTTGCGCAATATCTAGTAAGTATTCAGTAACTTCAGAATCTGGTGCAGCCTTCATATCTTTGCCAAGTAAACGTGCATGGAATACACGTCCCATAGCACCTTTTTCATCATCAAAAATATAAGCTTCTGCTTTATGACGAAGTTGGCGAGTACTAATGCGTTTAACACTTTCAAGTTCAGGAGCTTCAACATACAGCTCAGCTAAACCATAGCGAGCATTCATTTTACCACGTGCATCTTCACCATCAATAAGAAGATTACCTTTTGAATCTCGGGCATCTCTAGATAGAGCAATGATTGATGAATGTTTAATACATTCCCATTCTGCTTTTTCCCAGGGATCTTCTAGGTTTAATGTTGTTCCATCTTTTACCTCAAAAGTTTGAGTTTCTGGAATTAAAACTTCTCCAGAATTTCTGTCTTTATCAGACAAAATCATATCACCCATACTATTTACCCTGCGAACACAGTCTGGGTATCGTCCTGTGATAGGGTCTTTTGCTACACCAAGAATATATTTATCTATAACCTTGCCATAGACACTTCTCAAAACAATAATATTTTTATCCATAATCATTAATCCATATTAAAAATACTTAGTAGGGAGGATTAACTCCCTACTAAATTTAAAGTTAAAATTTGTATAATAAGCTTTATTTTAAGTTTTAGCAAGCCTTATTAAGCTTCTCTTAAGATAAACGAGCGATAAGGATTGAAAACTGCAATTGAAGCGTAGCCCCAATTAACTAGTTTACTACCAGCTACTGTTGAGCTTACTACACCACTGCTTAGACCATCAAGACCGCCTACACCAGCAATCTTGTTATACATAAAGTCGCCACCCTTAAGAGTGAACATTGCAACAGCAGGATTACCACTAGCACTATCACTAGTCAAGTCAATCATCATTGCAAAGCCTTTCTCATTACCAAATTCACGAGTAAACGTTCTATCAACGATGAACGAAATTGTATTACCTGCAAAATTGTAAGAATTATAAGTAGCACCTACATTAAGGTAACCATTAGCTTCCTTAGACCATAGATATGTACCATCTGGTTTAAAGTTAGCAAGCCAAGCACCAAGTTTGTTTTGGATATCCATCCAAGCCTTTTCGTTGCAAATAAAGGCGTACTTGTTGCCTGTAGGCTTCTCAGCCTTCTGATTCATCATACCAATAGCTGTTTGCATAGCATCAACAGTCAATTCACTGTAAATATACTTGCTAGCATAGCGTTCAACCTGAGGAATCAAACCGTCATACATATAAATAGGACGATTAGTGTTAGGATCTACAATAGTTGCTTTGCCATTCTTATCAACGTTACTCTTACCGAATAAAAGAGCACGGTTACGAACTTCAAGGAAGTTCTTCAACAAGTTCTTTTCAACTGTATCCATCTTGTAAATAGTCTCACTTAGAAGCTTGCCATTACCGTCGCCTTTACCGATAGAGATAAATTGAGTTTCCATCGCTTTATAAAGTGCAGAATAAGTATCATCACAACGATGTGTACCAATATAGCCACGATGTTTCTCAATATTGCTCTAATATTTTACATACATTAATGTTAGCTTTATGTCACCATAAAGATCAGACTATATCTTAATCTAAATATTTAAATACAAATCCTTTACAATGTTCTCGTTTTCCTTGTGCTACTAACTTAGCGTTTTTATAACCAGCTTTTACACAGTCAGTCATTGTATTAAATTCTTCAAGAAGATTTCCATCATCATCAAATCTACCAACTTTACCTCCAACATAAGGTTTGTCAACAGTTCCCATATTTCTATGTTTTAATTTCTTCATAAAGGGAACTTTTTCGTAAGAAAACTAATAGCCTAAAAATTGATGTCCTTCTTTAATTGCCCTAGGTAAATGACCTCCACCTTTTGCTGAAGGATTTAAAAATCGGCCTGCAGAATTCACACTATCAAACTCTCTTACAAAATTTCCATCTAAATCATACATATAAACAGCTTTTCTTGGATTAGCACAATCAGGAAGTCTTCCTCCTAATGCTAGATTATACACATCCTCTCTTTGTAAAAATTCTTTATTTACTAATTCTTCTTCAAGCTTATACGCATCTTTTTCATTTTCAAATTCTTTTATTGTAGTTCTAACAAAATTTTTAACTCCGTATTTTTTAACTGCGGATTGAAAAGGAGTTTTAGGATTCATATAAGTTGCAGGTCTATATATTGATACACCGTTTCCAATATAACCGTCAAAATCGTCCTGCTCTGTGCCATGTACTCCTATATAAATTTTATTATTGATTTTACAGACTGTTTGATATACTATATATTTCATTTTGTATTTAAATTTTAGATTTATTCCATTTCGGAGTTTATTTCTCCTACGTCTTTCAGACTAGTCGTTGAACCTTCCTTAGTACTCCTCAATGAGTTTGTATTATCTAAGGCTTGGCTGCTGATTGTCTTAAAAAAGAGTTCCCAGCAATTAGAAATATTTTTTTAATTTTTCGCTGTCGTAGCATCAGCGGAAGAGAGCAATGTAAAAGGACCATAAAGTCTAAGGATCACCCTCTTCGTGTAACTCGGGCATATAATTTGCTATAAAGCGAGCAGTATCACCAACAGAATATTCTGTGGGGTCAATGCCATTCTTTAAATCAGTAGTAATGTATCGACATTCACAAATCCAATAGTTATCAGCTCTACGAATAGGTCTAGCAATTACCTGGAACTGTTCAAAGGTATTATCCATACGGAAAGTATCATACTTCTCAAAATAACGCTCTTTGAAAGCAAACATGATAGAAGTACCATTGCAACCATCACCTTCAGGTGTTGCGGCAAGTTCTATACGTTTAATATAATTCGTTTCAACCTCCCATTCGAAAGTCATACTGTCAATCGACTGGAACTTATCAGCCTTCTTCAAATCACGATAGAAGACGTTTCTAAGAGCTTCAGTAAGATAACCTGCTGTAAGCTCAGGATACATTCTACTTACAATGCCCAATCTTTCTGGGCGAGTACCAAGGAACTTATAGAAATCTTCATAAGTTCTTGTTTCCAATTTTGTTATCGTATTAGTTCTTTATCTAATACTTCTAATGTTTTATCATCACATTAGTTCAGACTATATCATCATCTTAAAATAAGATGTTTCGCGCTCGTGTCGAAATATTGTTTGTGTTACTCATTCATTAGTCGTTGAACCTTCTTAGTACTTTTATACACTTCCTAAGCTTGGCTACTGATTACCCCATTTTAATTGAAGGGCTTCCAGTAATTCACGAAATTTGCAATTAGTTATCACTAACTAATGGAGCGAAATTCACTCATTGTTGGTCTTTTTGTTATGAAATTTGCTACGATCATAAACTTAAATCTTTTAAAATTAAATTAAATTGTCATATAAATCACCGTCTGTTTTAGGTGCTTTATTTGATTTACGTGGTTTCCTTACGACTGCCTTTGCAGAATTGACGTTACCACTTCTTGCATCTTCTACACCTCGGTTATAGTTGTTTCTAGCAACCTCGGTAATTTGTTTTTTATAATAGTCATTAATTTCCCTAAATGCGTCTTGTCCTTTAGTTAACCACCAAGCCATTTGAAAAATCGCATCAGGGTCATTTAATGCTTTTGCTATATGTCTAACACCTGCTGCATCGGAATCAAGAATAAAGCTAGCAACAGTATTCATATCTTCATCAGACATTTCCATAGGAATGCCTCCAAGATCAATATCTTTATTTTTTTCAATTGTATCAAGAATTG